GTGGCATTGACGGTGATGCCGTTGTGCTCGAAGTTCAGAACCTCAGCCATGGTTAGTCAGCCTTCTTGGTAGTGGCCTTTTTGGCCGGGGTGGCGTTGAGGACGCTGGTCAGTTCCAGGCGGCCAGCGGTGCGCAGGGCGGATGCTTCCACGTCCAGCAGGTCCAGTTCCTCGCCGACGGCGGACCAATGGCCACCTCCGGTTGGGAATGGGATGAGGACGGTGTAGGTTTGGCGGGTGGCCATAGGTGGATCTCCAGGCATAAAAAAACCGCAGGGCGGTTTTTTGTTGGGTTATAGAAAAGTGAAAGCCAGAAAAGAAAACGCCCCGTCAGAGCGGGGCATTTATTGGAGTAGCGTTGAGAGCCAGATCGGCGCCGGGGGGCGGTGCTCGCTCAAGGGAAACTCGCCAGCCTCTGGCCAATTGCGCAAGGCGCGACGGTAGGCCTGCAACTCGGTGTACTGGTTAGTGCTGAGCGTAGTTTTCAATTCGCCTTCCAGCTCATCGCGATGGCGCGTTACTACGCCGTCCGTATCGGATAGGCATTGATCGCGCCAAACTCGCTCAATACCGGCCAACTCTTCATCACTTGGCAGCGGTGGGGCGACCAACGCCGGGAAACCATCACTCTCCCAATTAATTATCTTGCCTTCTGACTGCCCCTTCAGCAGTTCGGCATGGAACGCTGGAGAGATCTTAAAAACGTCATCGGGCATCGACGAGTTAATAGAAGGATCATAAAAACCGCGAGTAGATTTCGAGGCAAACATTAAACTCTCCTTAATACCCAATAGCAATCCAGTGAACTACGGCAACTGCGTTTTTAGCAGCAATCACCCCAGAAGAAACAATATAGGGCGCCGCATAAAGTATTACGGTAGACAAACTACCACTTCCGATGCCTGTTGGATAACAGGTTTGACCAGAGTCTGACGACACCACTCTTAAAAAAGCATTCGGAAATGCAATTGGCAGTGTAATTACGGCCGACACTGCAGTTCCCGCAATGCTCGCCGACCCCCATTGAATAATTAGACCACTCGGTAGTCTCTGATAACCACTGTCCCCCAAAAGCGCAGAAAAAGAACGCGTATTTTTCAGAGTGGCCGAGCCGGTCAACACCCAGTTCACGCCACTTGCGGTGGCCACCACGAATTCACCCTGACCCAGTAAAACACTCTCAGACTGTGAAACGCCTAAAACCAAATTATCAGTGCTTTGCCTCGAAATCGTAACTGGTGAAGACGCCACATTTTGCAATAGCATCGATGCACCATTAACCACAGAACTCGTTGCCGGCAGCGTTACGGTATAGGAGCCGGCGCCCCCAAAGGTAAAAATAGACCCCGTATCAGATGCTGTCAGAGTTGTTGCTCCAGAGGGTGCTGACGCACCTGAAAAGCTACCCAATGCACTTCGAACGAACTTGGTGGACGCGAGCCGCTGGCTGCGATCAAACTGCGGGACTGCCACGCTAGCGTACATGTTACCGCCACCTACGTACCATGCTCCCGCACCAGCAGCATTATTCAGCAACGTCAGTTCAAGAATATCCCCATAAATCATTCGTATATTTTTCGCACTAACCGACTGCCCTGGATCTGCACCGTATATAAGGTCAGTCCCGGCCCTAGTTATTTGCGCCGACGCGGTGTTGTAACAGATTATCGTGACCGTCGCCCCATTAGGCAGATCTGATGAGACAGGGAGATTTATAGTACTTGCTATGTCGCCAAACAAAACGGTCATTTGGCCGACCGAAGCGGCAAGAATCGAACCGCTATTATTTAACGCAGTACTTCCTGAATACTGTTTACCCAAGCGACGCGCCCACTCAGTCGTAGCCAACAACGAAGAGTTATCGAAGCGTGGTGCCGACTCTGCCGTCGCGGCCCCCTTAAATGCGGGTGAGTTAAGCGGTGCAAATCCTTGAGTGACGTTCTGAAAAGCTAATGGCGTGGTTCCCAGGATGATCGCCCCATCCGTAACCAACTGCCAGATCGTATCGGCAAACATAGCCCCCTGCTCAACCGATACCGTCATCGCCGATGTCACCTTAGCGTTCGAGTCAGCGTCTTGAGCCCGCCCCCACGCCGCATTCGCCACAACATAAACCCCGTTATCTTTCGCGGCTGTCTGATTTTTAACAAGAACCCGATCACCCACAACAACAGCAACACCATCAATCGTTTGCGCTGCACTCAAGGTGATATTGGCCGTGGTTGCTACACGCACCGACTGCTTGGCATCAAGTTTCGCCAACTCATCCGCCACATAGCCCGTCACCCAAGCCCGCGGTGCCTTGACGACCGTGTCATCAATCAACAACGTCACAAGCGACGCAGTACTGGTCTCGAAAATTGACCGCATATAAAACTCTTTCCCCGATCCAGATGTAGCTAACACCGGTTTGAACGACTCCGGATACTTAACGATCGCATAAAGAATCCCGGTGTCCGTCCAAAGACCGGCCTCGCGCACATACCAACCACCGACCTCTGGTGGAATCGTCACCTCAGCCAGCAACCAGCTCGGATTTTTCTCATCCTGAAACAGCGCATTCAGCGGCCCGCGCCACACTTCACGTTTCAGTGCTTTTGCGGTGGCATCGGGGTTGTAGACGGCACCATTGCCGTCGCCGACCGAAATTTGCGCAAGTTTGATCGGGACGCCAGCCGCTTTGCAGGCAGTTTCATAAGCAATCCCTGTATTGGTCAGCAGGGTATAAAAGTCGGCCATTTAGGACCCCTTTGGATAGATAGTGGCGGTTTCGACGCTGTAGAACCCGGCCGCCACAAAGGCCATGCCGGAAGCTTCAAGCCCCTCGATAACAATCGGATAGATAGTGGTCAGCTCACCACAGACAGTCGCGGCGCCAATGGAATGGCGGCCAAACGCACTCAAGCCGACCGTGACGGTGAAAATGTCGCGCTCGCTTTTGGCGTCCGCCAGGCGTCGATCAAGGCGTTCATCGATCTCTTCGCTGTAGGGCAGCTCGGAATAGGCCCGCAGAGAAAAGCTGTAGGGTTTGCCTCGCGGTGTTTGTTCGTACCAGGCCCGCACCTCGGGGATCAGTTGCAAGCCTTTGGCTGCGTTCTCCAGCGCCTTGCGGGTGCCTGCCTGTCGGGCCGTCGGCCAGGCAAGCTGTACCGTTGCGCGTTTTTCAGCCTCGGCAGCGCTAGAACTCCACTCGTTAACCCCGCGATCAGCCGCCAGGTACGGCAAAAAATCTGCTGGGGTTTGCGTTGGATCCATCAGTTCGGGAAATGGTGGGGTGATCCGCTCAAGTAGCTGACCGAAACCTTGATCCAAGGCTTTTTCCAACGGCGAACTGTTCGTGGGCAATAGGCTCGGTTTGCGCTCACTCATAGCGTGCGCACCTCCACTTCAACGCCGGAGCAATAAGGCGCCTGAAAGGCCGTCGCAACAATCGGCGCGAGCGGCTCAAGGATCTGCAGCTGCGCGGCACCTGCGCTGTGGATGGAATAGTCGATCCAGCTCGGATCCACCCGTCCTTCCAGGCGATGGCAGGACGCTGCATAGCCTTGCAGCAATTTCTGCGCGGCGACTTGGGTGAGTCCGGAATCCGGACCGGCGTTGATCCTGGCCACCACGCGAATTTTGTACGGCAGGATTTGTGCGCCTTGGACGGTGACCAGATCGGTCTCAGGCCGTACATCGGGCCGTGCGAAATGTCGACGCACGCCGTCAAGCAAATCGGCGGACGGCGTGCCGTCTCCTTCCCTTGAAAGCACGGTGACCATCACTTCGCCAGGCGCCGTGCGCCGTCCGTTGCCATCCTTGACCCGGGCCGCGTAGCCGTCCGGATCGAAGGTGTAGCTGACGGTCACCACGCCCGGTGTGGCGCTTTGCACCTTGACCGACGGCCGCTCGCCGAGGGTGAAGACTTCGCGGCGATACTGCATCCGCGAACCCGCCGCCGGCGCGTGAGGCGCCAGGTAATAGCGCAAGCGCGCGTCGTCGTCGCTTTCCAGGGTGGGTGGCACCGGTGGGAAAGCCGCCGGGTCGCCGGGGTCGAGCACTTGGCGCTCCAGGCCCATATCGGCCAGGCGTGCATCCAGGTTGCTGCCGGTGGCCCACCACGCCAGCATCTGCTTGATGCGGGCGTTGTATTTGCGTTCGTGGGTTTGCAGGCGTACGCAAAAAGCTTCCAGGGCCAGGGTCAGCAGCTCGCTCTCGTTGTCGAGGCTGACCTTGAGTCTGGCCGCGCTTTGCGGCGCGCGGGTGGCGACGTAGTCGACGACAAACGCCTTGAACTCCGCCAGCAGCGGTTCGAACTCATCGACCGCGATAATCGCCGGCTCCGCCAATTGGTTCTGGCCTGGGATCAGCATGCTCATGTCACGACCTCGAAGGATTGTTGGCGGTTTTTCCAGGTGCCGGCAAAACGCAGCAATAACCCGGCGCCCTGGCGGGTGGCGACGATGACCTGGGGCTGGAAGTCGGCAATGCCGTTCTGGCGGTTGTAGAACGCTTGCGCCGCGTGGCTTTGGGCGAGGATCAACAGGTCATCGCCAAGGTTCTGGCCGAGCAGTTGCGGGATCATCGAGCCGTACAACGGGCGCTTCTGGCGAGTGCTCAAGGGGGTGGTCAGCGCTCGGGTGGCACGCTGTACGAATTGCAGCCAGTCATCCACGGCTGCCCCGGTGTTCCTATCGATTCCGATCATGGCAAATCCTTATGCGCGGCTGATCACGCGGCCCTGGTGATCCACCAGCGGGCCGCTCAAATGCACGCCGACGGCATCCAGCGTGAGGCCGGTGGCGCCGAGTTGCAGGGTGATGCCCTGGGCACTCAGGGTCAGGCTGGCAGCGCCGACCTTGACGTCGACCTGTTCGCGGGATCCGCTGAACGTGGTTGGGCCGTTAATCCAGTTGAAGGTGTGACTGGCATCGTCGTAGTCGCTTTGGGTGCCATCCTGATGGCGCCGCCGGGTCAGCGAGGCGACGCTGGACACGGGAGGAAACAGACTGCTGTTCAGCCCGAACAGCGCCACCGACTGCGTGCCCCCTTCCCCGCCGCCGTAGTTAAGCAACAGGCATTGCTCGCCCACCGACGGAATACGGGTTTCGGTCTGCGCACCGGCGCTGGGGTTGAAGAACCGAATCGCCGGGGTAAGCAACTCACCATGGCTGACCTTGCAGGTATTGCTGGCGGCGTCGACCTCCTGGCACACGCCAATGCGGCAGAAACTGTCCGCGCGTCGATACAGGTCTTCGAGCTGGGCTTCCATTTCCGCCAGGCGCTCGACAATCGGCCCCAATTGCATGCGTAACAATGCGTCGAACATGGACTACTCCTGCAGGGGCCGATATTGATCCGGATCGTCGATGTCCGAGACTTCCCAGGTGCGGGCAAACAGCGGTGTGCCGGTGGGATCCTCGATCAATGACGGGCCGAGATAGAGGGTTTGGGTGAAAGACACGGTCCAGGTGTCGTAGTCCGTTTCGGCGCTGGCGAGCCCAGAGGGCGCCGCGACGACAGCCGTGGGTAAATCGCACTGGTCCGACGGCAGGCCCCAGCGGTTATCCAGGGCCAGGTCCATCAATTGGCTGGCCAGGTCACACGCGTCAAAAGGCGCCGCCGCGCTGGCGACCGTAACCCTGAGTGATACCGACAAGGCATGCGCCTTGCGCCCTTCGCGGGAACGCACGCCGGGGCCGTTGCGTTCCACGCTGATCAGCACGCCGGTGTGATCCCCGGCGCCGCCAACGTCCTGGTGGTTGCCTACCTGCAGTTGCGGGAAGGCACGCTTCAGCGCCCCCTCAATGGCTACAGGCAGTTGGGAGGGTTTTTCGATAAGTGTCATCAGTTGCGTCCTTGCAGCAGTTACTGCTGATCCGAGCGGGATGTGGGCGCTTCGTTGACCCCGATGCGCTTGGCCGCCCAGCGTTCATAAAGGCCGATGGCGACGTCCGCGCCGGCCATGGCCGTCAGGCAACCAATGGCGCCGGCGGTCCAGATCGACATGCCGGCGGCGTAGCACAGCATCAATGCCGAGACCCCGCAGACCATGCACGCCCCAGACCGCAGGGCCAGGCGCCGGACCAGCGACCAACCGCGGGCGCCCTCCTTGTCGGCGCGCCACATTTCGCCGGATACACCGCCAATCAGCGCCAGTGCGATCACCAGCCAGATAGGCATTTCCGCTAACGCTTGCTGCTCGTTTGTCATGTCACGCCTCCTGGCTGAGTAACGCCGGCAAACACCGGCTTTTGGGTAAATCCATGTATAGGTAGGCATTCCAAAAAGCCCGGTTGCCCAGGCTTTTCAGTAATGCGGTCCAGCTTCGATCTTTCGGCGCTACTGGCGCGGTACGGATCTTTCCTCGATGTTTTTCCGACCACGATCCCTGTCTGCCGGATAACTGCTTCTGGTGCTTTACGCTGCACACCCGGGTCAGTTGCCAACCCTCTGAACCGTTAAGGCCGGTTCATCGCTGCCTGTTGCTGAAGCGGTGTCACTAAAGAGCGTCGGCATCCTTGCCGGTGTTGGCTGGCGTCCCTGCCATCGCTCTGATGGCGTCCCTGCCGATGTTGCGTGCCTTCCTTGTCTTCCTTGGCAGCATCCTTGCCGCCTCCACCACCTTATTGGCTGGCTTGAGATGAAGGATATGCATGTATGCATATACAGTCAATGCGCTAGTGCATTTATTTTCAGCCAACTAATGCACAAATGCATTTTTGACCTTGCGGGCAAAGGGTTTGGCGATTTTCTACAGACGAAAAAAAGCCCGCTCGATGGCGGGCTCTCTCTTACGCAAGGAGGTCAACGGGCGTACATACCCCACCAGAACACATGCCCAAGGATGCTGATCTGCTCATCCTGGATATCCTGGAAGCTGTAGTCCTCATCCGGGTGTTCATCGCGATTGAAACTGCGCAGGCGAATCCCGGAAGGCAGGCGATAGAGCTGTTTAACCCGCAGCTGGCCATTGTGATTGATGGCATACAAGTCGCCATCGACGATGTCGCCGATGCCACTTTTGCCAGCATTTACGCCGACCGTCGCGCCGTCGCGCAGTACCGGCAACATACTGTTGCCGCGCACCGTTACACACTTGGCCTGGTCGAACTGCACACCGTTATGCCGCAGGCTGCGCTTTCCAAAACGCAGGCTGGCCTTCTCGCTTTCCTCGATGACGAATCTTCCTGATCCAGCAGCCAATTCAACCTCGCGCAGAAAGGGGATCGACACCTCGTCATCATTAACGGGGGTGTCATCGTCCCACAGGCTTATATCCTTGAGTTCCGAATGCATCGGGTCGCGCCCGTCATCGCGCAAAGCCCCCACCGCCGCGCGCCCGCGCAGTTGATCGGTGCTGACGCGGAAGTACTCGGCGATGCGCGAGATGTGTTTATCCGACGGATCAACGATCTTGCCGCTGAGAATCCGGGACAACGTGGATTGAGGCACGCCAGTACGCCGGTGAAGCTCCGTGGGGGAGATCCGGTCGCGGTCCAGCAGTTCTCTTAAGACGATAGAAACGTTGCGTTTTTGCATAGCGGCGATAGTGACGGGAGTTTTTGGGGTTGGCAAATGCTAATTTGCATATTCCATGCACATCAGCGGAACTTCCGGGCAAAATAATGTCAATTTGGCATGATCACCGCGGTACTTGATGCGATGCGCTCAAACAGCGCCAGGCTATTCCTGGCGAGCCAAGGAAGAAAACAATGAAACTCGTGCTTGCCATTTTGTTGATGTTCAGTGGGTACACCTTTGCGGCAAGTTGCACCAGCATCAGCGACTCTGACCAACGAGCCTACTGCAACGCCCAGCAAAGTGGCTCCAGCTGCGAAAACATCAGCAATAGCGATTTGCGCACTCAGTACAACGCAATGAAGCGTTGATCAGGATGGGCTAAGGGACAAAAAGGGTCGCCCGCACTTTTATTTACGTTCTACCTATCCGTTCATGACCTGCGAAGCCCCCAACCTTGCGTGCTAACCTTGCCGCCAACGCCCATTCACCTCAATTTAAAGCGGTATGCGGAAGACCACGAATGACCGAATGGAGAAATCAGAGCTTCTGGGGCAAGGCGTGGATATACGCCGTGCTGGCGCTCCTAATGTTGATTTCCGACGGCGCAGACTTAAGCTCGCTGGGCAGCGGGGGCTCTAATCGCAAGCGGGTCTTCAGCCCCGGGTTCATTGTGCTGTGCTGTTTCGTCGCGGTGATTGAATTGATAGTGCTGAACCATTTCTATGGGGCGAACTGATGAGTCGAGAGCACAGCGTTAAAAACCACCCCGTCAAGCATGGCAACCCGCCCCAGTGCCGACGGCGCCTTATATCTGCAAAGTGACCAGCTCTGCTATCGTGCCCCCCTCTTATAGAAATGGAAGCTTCGAAGAATGGACTCATGGAAGACTCTGGCAATCGCTGTCATGGTATTGATCGGCGCCCCAGCAGTGGCCGCAGAAAACGCCAACCCTTTCGATAAAGCGCTGATGTACACGACGTTCGTGCCCACCATCCTGATTGGGGGAGCCAGCGCTCTCACGACCGATGCGCCAAAGCTTTTCACATCGTCCAAAACCGATGCCCTTGCCTTTATCGGTTCGGACGGCGAGATCCGCGGTGCTGAGTTCGAACAGGCATCTCGGTACTATCGCTCGACCTACGCCTCGCCTCTTATGTCCGACATGCAACTGGCCAAGGCGATCGCCTCATCGTACTGAGGGAGGTATTTTCGGCTGCGTGCCAACAGCGACACGTCCCTGCAGAAGCGTTGCGCATTTAAACAAATGCGCCATCCCACTTTGCGTTTTACCTATCCGTTTGCGACCTGCGAAGGGCCGACCTCGCGTGTTAACCTTGCGGCCATTGCAAAATCAGCAGGGCCGAGTGCCCCACCTTTGCCCCACTCCTTTCAACGAATTTGCCTATTATCCAATGAGTAAAAACACGTCCGATCTGTCCTC